GTCATCTGCCGTCCCGTGCCGGCGCTGCTGCGGGGTCTGTCCCTCGCCTGGGGAAGTCGTCTTTCTCTCACTTGTACTCTCATTTATGACCTCCATCCTGGGCGGCGTCCGCCGCCGGTCGTCTCGCCCTCTTTGGGCGTTCCGTCTTCGTTCTCAAACCATCCGGCGCCGGCGCTGCTGCGGTCGGTGCTGATCAGCAGCCTCACCGTCGCAAAGACCGCGGCGTCGAACACGTCGATTCTGGTGTTGTCGCTGAGCTTCTCGTACTGGACCGCGTCGTCGACCTTCTCCACGGCCCGGACGTTCTGGATGCAGTACTCAAACGGCTCCGCGTGGAGATAGTAGAGGCAGCCGATCTTGGCCTTGTGCTCGATATAGCGGAAGCCCTCGCTCTTCTGCATGTAGAGCTGGGGCTGATCCTTGACCCGGAAGCCGGCCTTCCGCATGGCCGTGATGAAGGGCCGGGCGAACTTTTTGTCCTGGCCGGTCTCGCGGATCCGGTACCCGAAGCGCTTCCAGGCCTGAAACTGTTTCACCGGCTCCGACGGGTCCATGCTGGGGGTGTTCGGCATGTCCAGCCATCCGTCTTCCTGCCACCCGAACAGGGGGATCTGATCCTGGTCGGCCTTCTCGGTGGCCGCCGCGATGGGAAACCAGCAGTGCGGCACCAGCACCAGCACGTCCTCCGGCGGGGTCCAGTCCTTTGTCGCTGCCTTCGCCGCGGGGATTTCTCCCGCGAGGCAGGCGGCCGTCAGGTCGTGCAGCTTCGAGAGGTCCGCCCCGCCGAACCAGGCGGGCACCAGCTTCGTCAGATCTTCCTGGCTCCAGTTGTAGCGCCGGTCGGACCGGCGGAACTCTTCCACGTCAAACCAGGCCTTGAAGCTGGAGACGAACCGGTTGAGGGACCGGGTGAGAAACTCCTTCCGAAGCCTCGGCTGTGCGTTGGCCTGCTCCGCTGCGGCGATCATGTCCTCCGGCCGGATCGTGATGTTGTAGGCCGGGTTCGCCGCACGGTGGACCGCCGGGTTCATGAAGTCGATCGATCCGTCCGGCTCTTCCGGCGCCTGCGCCAGGAAGACGTGCGTCCGGTCGGCGTCCACGCCGGTGACGGTCCCGCGGAGGATCTTCTCCATGTAGTCCCTCTTCTGGGCCGCAAAGCCCAGGCCGTCGTCGCCTGCGGTGAAGGTGCAGAGGATGAGCTTATTGGTGAAGGCCTTCATGGAGTCGCGCAGCCGGGTGTAGGGGATGTCGTTCTTGTAGAGCTCCAGCTCATCCAGGTGGATGAACTGGGCATTGAATGAGTCGAAGAGCTCCGGCTTGAAGGCCAGCGTCTCCAGGTCGATGAACCCGTCCCAGATCTCACCGGAGATCCGGTGCCCGAGGCTGCTGTCGAGCATCTGCAGGGGCACGTTCCGCGGGTTCCCGTCCGCCACCAGGCCGAGGCGCTTGAAGTTGTACGTCAGCCAGTTGAAGCCCTCCATGCCCTGCTTCAGGGATCCGGCCACCGTCTTGGCCTTGGCGCCGGACTTCCGGTACCAGAGCGCCAGGGCGGTCTGCAGGCCCTCGCCGGCGGTGGTCTTGACCGTTTTTCGCGGGGCGAACCAGTCCGCCTCCGTGAAGCGCCGGATCTGCGACCTCTTGAGGTAGAAGCCGCAGACGTTGTAAATGCAGAACAGGTGCCAGGGCATCAGTTCCATCGGTTCGCCGCGCAGGGGCGTGCCGTCCATGCGTTCGCCCTGGGAGAAGCTGAAGAGCCCCGTGATGATCTGGATCACAAACTCCGGCAGCGCCGGCCGGAAGTCCCACTTGTTGGAGTCCAGGTCATTCAGGAAGCGCCGCGCGCCCAGCTGCTGCATCTCTTCCACGTTCGGGTCCTTCGCCGTCTTCCTGGCGTATTCCATGACGGCGGGGAAGTGCGGGGCAGGGGAGACGCTCATCCCATATCCTCCGCCACGGCCGCAGCCAGGTCGTAGTCTTCGGCGTACCATGGCCTATCCGCTGCAGGACAGATTTCGCCGCGGGGGCCGGGCCCGACGCCCTTGGCGAGACGTTCGTTGATGTCTTCCGCCCGTTCCTGCCGGTCCATCATGTCGGAAATAACGGCAGCTTCATCCGCTGCGGGGATCCCGGCGAAGGGATCCTGGCACGGATCCACGCCGAAGGTCTGCTGATAAACGCCCTGGGCCGCCGTCCGACTGCCCTCGCTGTCGCGAGGAACGACAAGCTCCGGACCCTGTTCGCCTTCGATGTAGAGTCCCAGTTCCGGACTTCCGCCCGGCGCGAGGTCATAACCGGCCACGCGCTCGGCGATCCGGTCGAGCTTGGCGGTGATCAGATCCTTCTGCTCCGGCGCTTCGACGCCGGCAGCGCCGGTCAGCTTCCGGAGCGCTTTCGGGGTGAGTCCCAGGGCCTCGCGGTGCTGGAGGATCTCCGCCCGCAGGCGCTGGATGATCGCGTAGTGAGGATCCAGGAAGGAAGGCTTCCCGCCCGGCGCTGCCGTGGCGCTCCACGCCTTTTCGGCTCGGGTGTACTCTCGCTCCACGCGGGCCAGGGTTTTGATCTCCGGCTCGAAGATCTCCTCATAGATCCCGAGCGCCTGCATCTGCTCACGGTAGATCTGCTCCTTCGTCCGGCCTTTGGCCTTGATCTTCGTCTCGCTCACAGCTTCGGCCTCCCGTTCTTCCATCCGTAGCGCCGCCGGTTGTCATTCAGTGCGTCGACGGTGTAGCCGTCCAGCATCCGTTCCCGCTGGCGTTCCTTCTGCATTGGCTGCAGGCTTTCCAGCCAGGCTGCCCGTCTGGGGCAGGTCGGCTTACATTCCGGTGTCCGGTCCGGACACCTGCGGTCGCATGGGTTAATCATGTCTCGCCTCCGCCGGAAACGAAAAACGCCGGAGCCCTTCCGCTGCTGCGGTGATGGACTCCGGCGTCGTGCGCTCCGGTCTCTGTCTGTATTCGTCATTTTGCACAATGCAGTTTATCCTGGGAGGGTCCAGCCCATGGCCTTCCGCTTCTCGGCGGTGAGCCCGAGGGCTTCGCCCAGGGTGAGGATCTGCTTGATCAGTTTGTCCTGAGCTGTGAGCCACTTGCCCGTTTCCTCCGCGTCTCCGTTGGACAGCGCGGTCTGCAGCTGGTCGGACACCTTCAGGTAGTTGTTCTCCGCCAGGATGTACCGGGCGAGGGTTCCGACTTCCAGCTCGCTCAGAGTACCCATGCGCCAGAACACTGGCGCCAGCTCTGTCCAGCGTGCCAGGAGGCTGCCGGCGAGCCACGCCGGCGCCTCCGGGCACGCTGGACGCTCAGCCGGCCGCGCCATCGCGCTGATCCTGGCCGAGAGCCGCTACGAGCTGCTGCTCTCTGGCTGATAGCTTCCACTTGTGTGCTGCCGCCTTCTCGGCTGCCGCCTTCTCGGCTGCCGCCTTCTCGGCTGCCGCCTTCTCGGCTGCCGCCGAGAAGGCGAGGTAAAATCCGCCGCCGAAGATGGCCTTGCCGGCTTCCTTCTGCTCATCCATTGCGCGGGTGAAGCTGCAGAGGTGTTCCGGGATCTTCAGGACCTGGCCGTACTTCGCGAGTTTTGTCATTCTTGCGGGCGCAGCCACACAGTCCGGGTAGTCATAGTTCGGCAGATCTGCGGTCATGGTCCGGAGGTTTTCGTCATTGATCTTGTCCAGGACCGCGTACAGATCCGGCGCGATCTCGATCCGCCACTCGCCGAGGTTGGTGACGAAGCTGGTGTTAACCTGGGCTTTGTTTTCGTAGACGACCTGGACACCGACCGGAAGGTAGTGACAGGTGCCGGAGGCGATAGAGAACAGGGAAACGCCGGGCGCGAAAAGAAAGAACCGAACACCGTGCTCTTGGTACCACCGGCAGATGTCCGACAGAATGGAAAACGGAGGATTGTCGATGACGACGCACCCGTCCGGGTATTCGTACTGCTGATAGTCTCCGCCGGGGAAGAACGGCCGGACGACCTCCGGCGTGCCGAGATCATAGTGCTGCAGCACCCAGGCCTTCACGGCCTCGAAGATGTTGGCAGGCGTGTAGCAGTCGTCGGTTGTCTTCTTCGGCTGCTTCGACGCCAGCCACTCCTGGTACTCTTCACTGTCCACGCCTTCGGTCTCCCAATAGTGGTCAGCCTGGAGGGCGTCGTCTGCGGCTTCCGTGTCGCCGAGCTTGATCCCGGCAGCCTCGAAGCCCACAAGAGTGACATCGAAGCCGGCGGCCCGGAGGGCCTGCGCCTCGCTGCGGAGGATGTCTTTGTCGTAGCCGGTCTCGCCCAGGAGGTTGTCCGCATGGATGAAGGCCCGGCGCTGATCCTCGGTCAGGTCGGTGATCGTGACGGTCGGCACCTCGGCCCAGCCTTCCGCCTGGGCTGCCAGCAGCCGCCCGTGTCCGTAGACCACGCGATCCTGGCTGTCGATGCCGACGGGGACGATCATGCCAAACTCGCGGAAGGATCTGCGGAGCTTTTCGATCTGCTCCGGCGGGTGAAGTTTGGCGTTGTGTTCATAGGGGTGGAGCTCTGAGATCTTCCGCAGCTCCATGCGGGTGACTGTTCCCATGTGTTCCTCCTGGCGTGTATCGTGTCCGCGATCATCTCCGCGGTTCACGTCCGCGGCCCGCGCGCGTAATGCGCGGAAACCTTGGAGCCGGCGCCGCCCGGCCCGGAATTTTCCGCCCCGGATTTTTCCGCCGCGTGTGCGCGGTGG